GTTACATTTTAAAATATTTTGTTCTAACGCATTTTGATAATCTATATTAGAAGCGTCTTGGTTTAACAACACGTCATTACAATAAACTTCAAACTTATTAGGTTTAATACCTCTTATTATTTTATATTGTTTACTACTTGTTTCAAATTCTACTTCTATCTCACATTCATTTTGATTGATAGTGTTTACAATTTGTTCTTTTTTTATATCTCTAAAGGCACGATTGAATAAGGCAAAACATAAAGCGTCTAACATGGTAGACTTGCCTGCACCATTCATACCAATAATTAATGTTGATGGTGCCTTTCTTAAATCTACTTCTATAAACTGATTGCCAGTAGATAAGAAATTACGCCATCTTAATTTTTTAAAATATATCATACGTTGTTGTCGTTAGCTTCTATGTAAATTGACTTTAAATATTCTTTTAACTTTGTTTTGTTTACATCTGTTTCTAATTGATCTACATAATTATTTAGGAATGTAACTGTATCTTCGCCCATTTCTAGTATGTCTTCTCTTACACTAGCTTTAATATCAGAATAATCCTCTACAATATTTAAATCATGTACACTTATCTCATTATACAATCTTTCCACAAATTTGTCAAACACCTCGTTATTAGTCTTGTTTAATACTATTAATTTTATAAAGTGTTCGTGGTATGGTTGTATATCAAAGTTTGTATAGTCATGTTTTTTATCATCATAGATTATCTTTTTGTGTATGGTAAGTGGATTAGATACTCTTGTCATCTCTCTAGTTTCTGTATCAAAAACATGAAACGCTTTTGGGTCTTTATAGTCTGACCATGTCATCTCATATTGAGCACCACAATAGAATATCTGACCATCATCTGTATGTTTATGAAAGTGACCTGAAACTACTTTTTCAAATCTATTGAAATCTGATTTTGCTAAACCGTGTTCATTGATTACGCCATTTTGCATTTCAATACCTTTGATCTCTAAATGACCAAAACATAAATCTGCTTTAGCTGTTCTTAACATTTCCATAGAGTGTTCATAGTTGTCATCACAAATCCAAGGTGTAAATAAAATAGGTGTACCATCAAAATCTACAACAGTTGATTTAGTATAGATAAATGGTTCATTTACTTTATCAAATGATGAGTATAAATTTTCTATAGCATTTACATTATTGGTATTCTTAAAATAGGTATCGTGGTTACCTATAATAATGTGTGTATCAATTTTATCTTCATACAATCTATCCCAAAATTGTTTTCTAAAAATAGAAGCAGTTTGAAAGTTAATAAACTTTCTTCTATCAACAACATCACCTAAATGTACTAACGTTTTAATGTTATGTTCTTTTAGGTATGGGAAAAAGATTTCATTATAAAATTTAAGTTGATATTTTCTAAACGCTTCGCTGTCATTACGAACACCGAAGTGTGTATCATTCAATAGTGCGATCTTCATTATACGTCTAAAACACTTGTGTAGGTTCTTCTTTTTCTTTTCTTTACTTTGATTTCGTTCTTTTTAGGTTCTTCAATTGATGGTTTATTCTTTCTTAAAAATTCTAAAAACTGGTTTTTGTAATCGTTGTTTGTATCACCAGGCAGCACAGAAAATTCATCTATACCTCCTTGTTCTATCATTTTATATTTTATATTAGTTTGTTTTTTCTCTTTCTGTATTCTTCTAATAAAAGCATAATATATTATTTGCGTAAAGTAAGCAAAAGGATTATTAGACTTGTCAGGATTAAAGTTTTTAAGATATTGTAAACAATTTTCTATACCATCAGAAATCATATCATCTCTAAATGTATAGTTAATAAAATTAGGTCTGTAAGATAAGTGATTCGCAATCTTTAAAAAACATTCACCTATGTAATTAGTAACAGGTGGTGGTTTTCTCTTACGTTTTTCTGCCTTAGCACACTTATCTTTAAACTCTATCATCGCTTGTAGAAACAATTTGTTATCTACATAATGTTCAGGTTTTTTCTTTATTCTTTTCATTATTATATAATACTACAGGTTGTCAAATTTGTCAAGCTTTACACGTTTGAAACTACCCTTTCCTTTCTTTGATTTTACTATTCTGGATTTGTATTTAGGAGTACGCACCTCTTTAGCGATAGGATTTGTTTTAAAAATCCTGTCAAAATTCTGTCTATATTTGTCTGTGGAAATTCTACTCTTTCCGTCCCATTTGCCTGGCATAATTTAATCTCATAGGTGCTTGACTTAATTCAATTCCCGTTATATAATACCCATGTGGGTTGTTACCGAGGAGAATAGCTACCTCTAGTGCAACTTCTTTGAAGGCATTTTAAGTAAGTCAGCGATCTCTTTTATATCATCCTTATTAACATCATTCTCATAATTGGAAGCGGCGTTATCTAACTCCTCTTCCGACATTTCTCTTTCAATAAATCCTGGTAAGGCCTGTTTTGCGTGTTTTAGTGAGTGTGAAAGATCACTATATCTTTTAGTAAATGCTTGTGTGGCATTGCATATTGTAATAATTTTATCAACAGGAATAGTTACTATTCTCTCATCTGTAAAACCAACCCATTTTACTAGTGCAATATAATCAGATATACCTTGTTCAGTAATACGAGGTACATATTTGATTAGCATAGGTTCTTGTAATCTTAATAGTTTAGAGTTTTCAGGTAGTTGGTTTTTATGTAAAGGAAACTTACAACAGATTTCTTCTCCTGAAACCAGTCTGATTATCTTAACCTGTTTATCTTCAGCACGATTAATCATATAACTATTTATCTTTCTTAAGCGTTAACATGGCACAATGAGAGCCACCTAATTTCTCTATTATATTGTATTGTTCTATAGCACATTCTTTTAAAGCCTTCATATTATAATAGCCTTTGTTAGTATTCTTATCTTTCTCACCTGGTATATAATCATGGAATACAATTTTAAAAGAGTCCTTTGTACGTTTAAGTATTTCTTCACAATCACCTTTACCTATAGAGCCATCAATGAAAACAAAATCAAAGTCATAATGTAGATAGTCATTCCAATAATCTTTGCTTTCACATATAAATCTGTTTATATCTATATTATACTCAATTATATCGTTTCTGTCAATGGAGTACACCTCACAATTTAGTTTTAAAGCTGCGGAACTTTTGCCCGTACCTGTGCCTATCTCTAATGCTTTTTTATAGCCATTGCTTTCATGTAATAAAAATTTAAAGTCTTCGTCTGAAATCATTTTAAATCCACGCTATGTATTTCATAGTCAAAGCCTTCTCTATTATAGATGTTAACTCTTTCCTGAAAGTGTGTTAATGTGAAGTTCTTTTTATCTTTATATGTAAGATCGTCTGAAATATCATAGACTGTAGCAGACTGTTTCTTATCGCCGACACGAAGCCCACGTCCTATAGATTGTAATATTCTTATAGGGCTCTTACTAGGGCTACTAAAAACAATATTGTGTAAATTACGAATATTGATACCAGTGCTAAAGGTGCCGAAAGAAGCGATAATAATTGCGTTGTCCGACTTTTCTGTGATTGCTCTGATTTGTTCTCTATCATTTGTTTCAGTTCCCCCATAAACGAAAAACACTTTTCGCTTTGGGTCTACTTTTTCTTTAATTAGTTTATATAAAATCTCTCCATGTTTTTCAACAAGTTGAAATAGACACAATGTATTACCATTAAGTGCTAAGGTTAGATTTCGTATGTATTTATTACGAGCATTATTTTGAGTTAAGTATTCTAGTTCTTCAAAGTACTTTACACCATATACTTTTTTAGCTTCTGTTTCAGGATACTTTAAGTTCAGACATTTAATTTTTAGATTTGCAAGTTGTTTTCTTTCAATCAATTCAGCAGTTGATACTACTTTATTGACCATACCAAATAGACCTGTCAATACTAACTTGTGTGTTTTACTATCATCTAACGTACCTGTAAGACCTATTCTGTATTTACAATCTGTTAGTTTTGTCATTATCTTTGTTAATGATACAGCCTTAAACAAGTGTGCCTCGTCACCTATAACTGCACCATAGTCTTCAAAAAATTGTTTAGGCATTTTGTATAGTGATTGCCATGTTGATACTACTATACGTTTATCTTCATCTATATCATAGCCATGATATTTTCTACTGACATTTGTTTCTACATCAAAACCATAGTCTTTAAAATCTTTGTATAATTGTTCTACTAGTGATGTTGTTGGTACAATGATTAGAATATTGTTGTTTATCATGTTCATATAGTGCCTGACAAGCATGTATATAATAAGTGATTTACCAGAGGCAGTAGGAGATAAAACTAGTCCTCTTTCATATTCTAGTGCAAATTTAAAAGCATTGATTTGATAGTCCCTCGGAGTGATAGACAGATCGTAAGACTTGATTAAGCCGTCTATATCGGCGGCTGTGACGTTGCTATGTGTAAGGATTTCACTAGATTCGACTATATGTACATCTTTCTTCTTACACCAGTCTTTTAAGTAAGGATACAATCCAACATATAATTGACCTGTAGCATACGAGTATAACCGTATTTTACCATCCCAAACTCTATTACGAAATTGAGGT